CAATTGAATTTTCTTTTTTCTTTTTGTCATCTTTGTCCATAGGGCCACCTTCTGCAGCAGGTTTACGACCTCTAAAATCTTTCCTTTTTACACCAGACGGATCTTTAATTTTACCTGCACAAATTTTACTAGCATATGCGTTAGCGTATGCGCTGGGATATACTCGAAATTTTCTTTTCGCTGCGGCTTTACCTCTAGGACAAAGTTTAGTCATTATTTTTTCTTAGCCATTTTCTTTTTCATGAAAGCTTTGAGACCAGGATTTAATTTTGCTATTCCACCTTTTTTCATAGCAGCTTTTCCAAGATCTTTTGCACCCTTACCATCAGCAGCAAAGAATGGAACTTTTTTTCCACCCTTCATTACCATTTTAAGTTTGCCACCTGCTTTCATCATAGGTCGCTTCATCATTCCACCACCCATTTTACCAGCTCTACCTCCAGCTTTATAGCCTTTAGGTGAAACTTGTTTATTGTACAATCTGTTTGCCATTATTTTTTTCCTCCGTTTCTAAATATTTGTGTACCCTTTATACCATATATCGACGCAACTACAAGGATCCAGAGGTTTGTGAACCATGACGGGAGCTGCGAGAACATCTCGAAGAACAATTTTACTTTGTCCATAGCAGTTGGGTCATCTGATATAACTGCATATGCGAGCACCAACACGGGCAAACTAAGAATTATTAAAACTGCCTCGTCCTTCCAGTCTGATTGTCTAGCCTCAAGAAGTTTACCTTGGTAAGCTTCTTCGCCTTTAGCCATACGCTCTGCGTGCATCAATTGTGCATCAGACATCGCCATTTTCGTCTTCTGCTTGTTAGCATAAATCTTACTTCCTGCAGAGACGGCTAATTTTATTGCCGATAACCACATAATTAGTAAGCTTTAGAGTTTCTTTTTTTCTCTGGCAACATTCTTTTCTGACCGCCAACTGGCATTTCAGGTTTTCCTGTTGCAATATAGTTAAAAGATTGGTCAGCAGTAGTTTTAGATCTTGGATCTACTTCAATACTCTGCTCTGCAACTTTAACTTCTTTGATTTTATCAAGTCTTTGCATTTTTGCTCCTTTTTTTACCTTTTTCTACTCCTTTTATAACACCTTTGTTACGGGATGCATAGAAAACTGTTTCTCCCTTCTTCTTACCATATTGTTTTTTCATAGATTTCATAATTTTTTTACCTTTTTCTGTCAATGGCATAATTAATCCTCTATTTCTACCTTAGCTTGTTGAACTCCAGTCTTAGCAAGACTTACTCCTGCCCTTAATTTAGCTAAATCTTCGTTTTGTTCTAATTTTTCATCAAAATTATCACCTTGTTGCATTAATCTTGCTCTTGCTATGTCTTGTTGAGCTATATCGTTGTCTCTTTTTCGTTCATTTTCCATAGCACGTAGGTCAACTTCTCTTGCTTTTAGTTTTAATAACGGATCAGAATCAAATTGTGATGTAATTCTTTTCTCTTCTTTCATAAATTCTTCAGTAAACTCAGCTATTAATATAGATTTTCTTGCCTCTACTTGATTTGTAAGCGCTTGAAGTTGAGCTTGTATCTGAGGATTTAGTGCTGCTTGCTGTTGCATCATTATCATTTGTTGTAATTGTTCTCTAAATTCTAATTGTACCTGTTCTTGAGCCATTAAACTGATATGTTCTAAAATATTTTTTTGTATTGCTGCCATAACTGCAGGATTATTTCTAACTAAATTAGTAGACATAAAATTTAAGTGTGCAGTTATGTGAGCTCTATGATCCTGACCTGGAAAAGCTTGAAAAGGTTTACCGGCTAATGCATTAATATGTTCCATACTTGGATCCATTGGAGCAGTTGGAGCAGGTGGTGGTAGAACTGCGTCTACATTTTTTACACCAATTGCTTCATACATGTTTCTATATACTTGATACAAGTTATGTATTTGTGGATTTGATGTTGCAAGTTGCAATTGTGTTTGTGCTAAAGTAACTCTTTGAGACATTGAAAATATATTTGGATCTGCAACTGGTATAACATCTATTCTATCATCAAAATCAGATTGTTTAATGTTCCTTGCTCCACCGACCACATCATATGGATACTCTGGTGGTAAATATTGTGAAACTACTTTTGCTAATAATTTAAATTCATCTTTCATGGCTGCGTAACATCTTTTATGAATAGCACTCATGACTCTTGAACCACGTTCCAATAATGCAATTGTTGTTCCAACAGCTGCTGCTTGATTACCGTCGCCCACTTGCATGTCAGCTATAGCAGCGAACCTTTGACCAGCAGATACAACTACACCTAATAAATTTAATAATGTTTGAGATGGTTCTTTGTAAGGTAATGGAAAGAATGCATCTCTTAAACTACCACCTGGTGCATCTACATCTTTAAACTCACCTGGTTGTATTGGTGATGCTTCATCTCTTACCCTAACACCTCGCTGCTTAAATCCTGCAGGTAAGTTTGACAATGTTCCTGCATCTAGGAGTTGACGGAGAGCAGACGTTGCTGTTCTGCTCAATCCGCCAATCATATGAATTAATCCAAAGCCATAAAATCCAAGTCCTGGCAGAAATTTAAAATGTACAAAATATTGAATTTTATTTTTCTTTAGATCGTTGGGTGCATAGTTTCGCCTTATAGCGAGTACTGCTCGGCTACCTTCTTCAACTGTTACGATGTAAGGTAATTTTATTCCTGTTGGTTGTCCACCCTCTCCTATTTCTTCAAAACCTTCTAAGTCTAAGTTTACATGACACTCTAACAAGGTGTACATAGTTTCTTGTTTACCAACTTTTTTAGTTCCATCTAATTCTCTTTCTTTTTTTTCAACTGAATTTTGTTCAACATTAGCAGGTGGTGATAATTCTATATCTGAGTAAAATCCATTTACTTGTTGTTTTCTTAATTCGTTTTCTGAAATTTTAACAACGTGTATGACAGCCTCTGCATCTTCAATACTAGTTGCAGTATAAGGAACTACTAATTCATCGGCAGGCACGAATTTAGAAACAACTCTTCCCATTGGCACATCATAGTAAACTTTTTTAAATGTAGATCCTGCAAGTGGTAAATGAAACAACATGGAATCAAACTCTTCTTCATATTCTTTCATTTGATCCATAATTAAATAATTCATGTAATCTTTAACACGTTGTGATTGTTGTTCTGTTTGTGGAGTTTTAACTCCTATGATTTGTGTTCTAACAGGTCCATCACTTGGTAATAATTCTTTGTAAGCTTGAGCTTGAAACTGTGTAACAGCTTCTGCTAATACAGGGTGTGTTGCACCGGATGCACCTTGAAATGGTTCTGTTCTATTTTCATATTTAAATCCTAATAAATCTAAACCTTGTGTATAAGATTGTTCCCAATCTTTTCTTGAAGATTTATAATCCATAAAATTTTGAACCATATCACTACCAATAGGATCTAAAACATCATCTGGTAATAAATCTGCTAAATTATCAAAATGTGATTCTGTTCCGGGTATGTTTATTGAACCTGGTTCAAAATCTAGTGTTACACCTCCATCCTCTTCAGGTATAACCTCGATAGGTTTTTTCTCAGCTTGAGCTTCAGCCTCTTGTAATGCTACTTCCTTTAATTCTTCCTCTGATGGAATATCAAGTTTTGTTTTTGTATTTGGAAGCGACTTGTCTATTTCTGCCATTTAATTTCTCCAGTTTGATCGTTTTAACTTGTTTTAAAGGAACATTCAACCCTTGAGGGTTAGGTCCTCGTAATGGGGGTATGGTTCTTGTGAGCTTCTTGACCATTACTCTCCTAATAGAGATGCAAGGCCACCTTTTAACATTCCTTCTCTTCGCATTTCTTCTAAAACTAACATGATAGCTGATAGTTCTGACATATTGCCTAAATTTTCAAAAACTCTTTTTTCAAACATTTTCTTTTTGGATGGACTAAAATTTTTTGAATATTTATCTGTTAACTCAGACATTAGTAATAAATCCTTTTTGGTTTTGGTTCTTTTTGATCAACATAATCTTCAGGGTGGTCGATCAGTCCACCTTGTCTAAATCTCATAATTGCTTGAGTTGTACTATCAACCAAATCATCATGATCGCCATATGGAAATGCTGCACACTCCTCTATGACTTCCTCAGCAAATTTTTGCTCAGGAGCCCATATCATACCACTTTCAAATAAAGGTGCAACTGCATTTACACGAGCATGCTTATCATTGCCTTTGGATGGTGAAAAGTTTACGACAGGTATATTCATCTTCCTAAGTTCATAGGTTAGTGGTAATCCTGATGCTTTCGCCTCTACGATAACTGTTTCAGGTTTCCAATAATCATATTGATCTAGGGCTAACCTTCTTAGTTCAGGGAACTCGTATCTACCTTTGATGGCATCGAGCAGTATAAGATTAGCCCCTTCATCCTCACTAGGATACCAAATACCCCAAGTGGTGATAGCGGAATAATCTGCAGTTTCTTTTTTAAGAAATGCAGTATCATAAGATTGAATGACGTGTTGTAGTTGTGGGATATTTTCCGATGTGTAGGTTCTCCACCACTCACGTTTTAATATAGCACCTTCTTCTGCTGTTGGGTTCTGCATCCATTGCGCATTCCATTTTGCAACAGGTAGAGTTGCTTTTACTTTTTCTAATTCGTCTTGTTTCCAATATTCAGGCCATACTGGTCCGTGCTCCATGATTGCTGGAAATTCGACAACGTGCCATTGATCAGCTTTAGCTTCTGTTTGATTTTTAACAAGCATACCGGTTAAGTCTTTTGTAGACCATCTAGTCATAACTAAAACTATTTTACCACCTGGTTGCATCCTTTGCCGTGGTCCTGATGTATACCATTCGTAGGCTCCTTCTAAAGCGACCTTGGACATTGCATCTTGTTCTGAGTGTGGGTCGTCAATGATTAATAAATCTGCACCACGTCCAGTGATTGCACCACCTACACCAGCTGCAAAGTATTCACCACCTTGCGATGTCTCCCAACGTCCTGCTGCTTTGGAATCTTCTTGAAGTGTCGTCTTAAAAATTTTTGCGTAATCTTCACTATCAATTAAATTTTTAGCTTTACGACCAAATCTTATTGCGAGTTCCCCTGTGTGAGTAGCCTGTATGATCTTGAGCTTTGGATCACGGCCCACCATCCATGCTGGAAGGAGATAACTTGCAAACTCTGACTTTGTGTGCCTTGGTGGCATATTAATTATTAGTCGTGTTATCTCACCAGTTGCAAGTTTGTTAAATTTATCAGCTATGTGTCTGTGATGAGAGCCTTCAATAAAATCTGGCCACACACATTTTACAAAAGACAGAAAGTCATTTTTAGCTTTGTTCTGTATCTTTTTCTCTGCATGCATAACCTGCAGTCTTCTAAAAGTTTTTCTAACATCTGCAGGTAGTTTACTTATGTCAACGTTATTCAAATCCATATAAATTTTTAAAAAATTTTTTTCCAAACCAATAAAAATTTTGAAAAATTTTTTCAGGGTTACTATACCTATTGAAAACGATTTTACCAACCATAACAGTGTAAGTCTTGCACAAGTGCACAATATAAGTAACTTTTTTCGTGAAAAA